TTCCTCTTGACCCTCAACTGTTGGGTTCTTAGAAATCATAATCATAAGGTCAGCTTCTGCTGCCTTACCTGTACGTGAGCCTTCCATCATGGCTTGGTTGAGCACAACTTTACCTTCTGCATCAGCAGATAGCTGAGACATGTAGAACACTGCACACTCTTGCTGTTTGGCAATCTGACGTGCGTGTATGGCGTTAGCTTTGAGTGCTTCATCAGGACGTGAGAAGCCAGCAGTACGGGCAAACTTATCGCCCATGTCTAGTATAATAATATCTGGCTTGTATGACTTGCATACCGACTCAACCCAGTTCATGTCACGCCCTGTCGCATCCTTAAACATTAGATTAGGTTTAATCTTTAAAAAAGATTGTAGTGCCTTCTTTCTAATCTGTGGATCTTTTAACTGGTGTTTATCGTAGCCACTTACAGCATTGATATAACGCATTACCACACGTCCATAACCTTCCTCATTACATAGTACAATTACTCGTGCACCCTGATCACAAAACCCATTAGGCCCAGCTACAAGTGAGGCATGAAAGGATGTCTTGCCTGTGTTAGGACGTGCACCTATCTCAATCAAGTGACCTGCATTGATACCCTCAACTTTACGTGTCAGTGTAGGGATGTTGAATATCCAACGTGCCTCAAGGTCATTGAGTTCCATGATGGTATCAAAGTCAATGTCTTCCCACTCAACATTTAGGTTGGGTGTGAAGTCATCGCCATACTGCTCAAGCATTTGACGTAATGGCTCCAGTGTAGACTTGCTACCATTCACATAGTCAAAGCCAAGGTTGGCAATGTCCTCACCAATTACCTGTTGGAACAGCTTAGATAGCACCTCTTGTGCTACGTCACTGCCCATTGGTTGCTCCTTACTTACTTGCCCAAACAAGTGGCTGTAGGCAGTCTTCTGTGCGGTTGTGAGAGTAGGATTGTTCGCCATGAACAGTGCCTCAATCTCTGCAGGTGTAACGCTGCGCTCGTAACGATCCATAGCAGTGTCAATAGACTGCTTGATCTTACGTACATCTTTACTGAATAGTCTGTCAGGACAACGTGCACCACGATGCTCGTCATAAAAGTCTTTGTCCATCAGACTACGTATCAATGATAATTCCATGTGTTAGTCTCCTAGTGTTGTAAGGTTTTCAAAGTCGGTAGGGTTACGGTATTTCAAATCGTCACGCAAGTATAGGATCTTGATAGTGTCCACATACTGACGCAACTCTCGTGCAAACTGCAGTGTCTTAGGTAAAGCATCGGGGTCTAATGCAATTATTGCTGTTGAGAACTGCGACAAGTATTTCTTGTGTCCATTGGACAATGATGTACCCAACACTGCGACCCCGACATATACACCACCATCACCTACAATAGCAGCACTCACGCAGTCCTCAACAACTACAGCCGTTTTACCACGTCCAGAAGCGTATGGCAAGTCACTTTTACCATATCTTTTCCACTTAGGTATACGTTTACCTAGTGATCTGCCTGTGGCATCGACTGTAACTCCATTGTGTATAACAGGGAACACCACACGATGTTCCTTAACATCATACAACAAGCCTAAATATTGTGGGTCTAGCTCCCACTGGTCACAGAAGTCTCTGATCTTTGCATCGTCACGCACAAACCAATCTGGTTTTGAAAATGTTGATACGTGTGTCTCTTCTGCAACACTACCCAATGACTTACGTATGTCATCGGCAGTCAGTTGAGTACGTGTGCCACCCGACACACTGCACCCAGCTTTATAACAGTTCCATATGATCTTACCCATATTATTAGTAATAGTAAATGTATTCTTAGTATTACATGCAGGGCACGTCATACGTTTAGTCTGACCATTTACTAATGCTAGATCATCTATAATACTTTGTATATTCATGCTGTATCACTTTCTATGTTGTTCATTCCACTCAAGGATACACTTACGTTTCTCTGTGTCAAGGCACTATTTGCACTAATGTACGTATGCTTCATGTATGGTTTCACAGAAGACACATGATTGTGCCCTGTCACTGCCATAACTTGGGGCAATGGTACACCTGCATCTACCATCTGTGTTACACCTGTCCTACGTAAGTCCATAAGACGTAACTCTTCAGGTAGTTTAGCTAGACGCATTACCCTTCTGCCCACTTTGGATAGTCTTTCCATAGCATAAGGGTTATACGAACCGTCCGTAGGTCTAGGATGTGGGGCAACGTAGTCTTGAAAACCAAAGTCATTACGTTGTTCGTTCAACATGTGTAATAGATCCTCTGATATTGGTAGTTCTACGTCTGCCCTACGTTTACTTTGTTCAAGGGTTAGCTTCTGATTACGAAAGTCAATGTTATCCCACGTCAACATACGCATGTCACCTAACCGCTGACACCACTCGTATGCCATCTGAACAATCAAGCCAATGTTACGATACTCAAAGTCGCTGTATGCTACGTCAAGAAACTTGACAACATCATCATGTGTCCACACTACCTTACGTTGTTGTGGTGACTTACGTTTGATGTTTGCCCAAGGATTGTGCGTAGTGTGCTCCATCTGTATCGCATAGTTGTACACCCTACTGGCACATGTTGCCGCATGATTAGCGAAACTGATGCCACGCTTGACCCACTCTTCGTATGCTTGCTTTGCAATCTTAGAGGTAACGTGTTCATATTTACGCCACCCCATAGTCTGGTGCAGCACAGTCAGAAAATACCTGTAGTCAACCTTAGTTGAGTGACGTAAAGCATTGAAATCATTAGACATGTAGTAAAAGTTAATAAGGTCAGTGACCTTGCTGCTAGATTTTATTCGTACAATCTGTGATTGTTCTTCACGCCACGTGTCAATCGCTTTATTGTGATCACGAACAATCTTGCGTACCTGTTTTAAGTCTGTACCATATTCCTCACGTTTGACCACACCCTCATCGACAAGGTTTTGTGGCGGGTTAAAGCGGTATGAGATGTCACCCGAAGGTGACACTCGTTCTTGTACATAGCGTGGTAACTTTGGCAATTATATTCTCCTAGTTTGATATACTGGTATTACATAGCCAGTGTTTTGAAAGTTTTCATCTGCATACTTACGAGCACCATCTACAGAAGAAAACGGGCCGTATGTTACTGAAGCCAGAGGTGAACGGTCATCATCACCCACAGCTTCAGGTACAATGTTCAACCACGTATGATTTTCATCACAACGAAAGATCATTGCGTGACGTGGTTCACTCATTACGCAGCTTCCAACTGAATGAAACGATCATCAGATACCCACTTGGATACCTCTTGCTCACGTGACCACATGCTTACAGCCTGTGTATCGTTGCCTGTATTACGCAGGTTGAACCCATTACGCTCATCAGCATACGATGCATAGTTGGTGAAGGCAGAATACAGTGCCCACTTGTTGTGCCCACGTTGTGAAGCCTCTTGCATGTACAGGCTGTACATCTTCTCAGACTTACGCTTAGATGCAATCATGCTGTCAAGCAATGAGCTTACATCTACATACTTGAGGTCAGTCTGTGCCCACACTTGCATCTTACTGGCTTCTTCGTAGAAGTCCTTACGTGCACGTGTCAGTTCATAGATAAAACTTTCCATAGTAAAGTTAGATGTATTTTTCTTACGCACCTTGTCATACTCTCCACGTATCATGCCATTGGTACAAAAGAAATCAATTGCACCAAAGTACACCTGATTGCTGCATGACCCATCAATACCATGTAATGATATAATACGATTGCCAATCTCTGTAGTATGTTTGTCTGTTTCGACAACAGTTTTCATGTTAGGCAGGGTGATATCGAGCATAGCCCATGCCCCGTTACGTGCGGTACGCCAGTTCATCTTAGCATCTTTTACCTCGTCAAAAGATAGCTCATCTGTCACTGTGTCAAGGACACCACGGTAGAAGTCACCATGTGATGCACAAGCAAACGTGCTACCTACTACACCAAGATACTCACCTGATGTAGCATTGATGACATACTTTTTGTCCTTTACTTTGGTAGGTTCAAACTCTACCTCAAAGTCCATATACTCAGGAATGATGTCGTTGTTAATAATATCAAAAGCCATACTATTTTTCTCCTTATGATAAGTATGCGGCAACTGTGCCATAGTTATGTAAGTTATACAATACCCTACTAAGGGGCGTTAGTTATTTGTAGAACAGGTGTGACCCATAAGTCACAGTGTACTCTAGTTTGTCAGCCCAGTATGGGCGTACATAGTTTGCATGATAGTGGGTTGCACCTTGTGTCATGTCAGGCACATCACCTAACAGTACATCTGCTGCAACCATCTGAGCATAAGCCCATGCATACGGCTCACGTGGTCTGTCAGATTTACCATCGCAGTACCAGCTAAACTGACATGTGCCATCACTACGTGACTGCTTAACCACAGAACACACGTCATTGGGGAACTTGCTAGACTGTACACGGTTTAACACAACCTGTGTTACGGCATACTGCCCCGTCATGGTGTCACTACGTGCCTCAAAGTATACGTTAAGTGCGAGGCACATCAATGCTGCTTCAATCATTTATCTTTCCTCTTAGGTAAAGGTGTGTCTGACCAATCATCACAAGGATCATCAGGCGGCATCGGCTTCTCCGATTGGCCTGTGTACTTGGATAAATATACGTGTACCATCTCCATCGCTTTCACTGTTTGAGATGAGGCGTACTTCATCACCTGCATCAGCATATTGCTTTAGCTTTTGTATGCTAATGCGTTTGTCACCACGTTTACCACTGCGATAGAACGTGATGACAGATTCTGTACCATCAATATACTCGCCTATGATAGTGAACTTGTTACGCTCAAACCTATCTTTATCAGCGTTGTAGAACTGTTCTGTAAAAAACTTGTCAGTGTAATCCATACCAAAGTCCTCTAGCAAAAAACTTTGCACAGTTTTGTTGGCATCAATGATGCTCTTATCAAGCATCGTTTTAGTTAGTTTAATATTAGCTGCCATTGCTTTCTCCTATTGCAATACTACTGGTGCATCATAGACATAACCAATGTCTGCATACTCGTCTGCTTCGTATTCTGCACATGATACGAACTCTACTTCCTTGTCAGGGTGAATGTGCTTTGCCATCAGGACTGCCATGCTGCAAGCACTTGCCCAACTATCAATGGCAGGAAAGGTATCATCAAGTGTGATACAACTCTCCTGTCCATCAATCTCTAAGACAATTTCGTATGCCTTAATGCTCGGCATTATAGTACCATGCACGATCATCATTAGGCAGTACACATGGCTTCCAATGTGCAGGTCTGTCCTCATATTCATCGTGCTTTTGTGGCTTAAAGTTAAAGGTTTCTCGCAGTATGTACGCTTTGTGTCGTAAGTCTGCTAACGTACTCAAGTTTACGTCAAACATTTCTGCTGCATCATCTAGCATAGTGTCTAACGCATTGTACAACGCAAGTATTTCTAATGCTTTGTCCTCTTGAAGTAGGTATGTTACTGGCTCTTGTGTTTTTTTCTTAGTCATATCTGGATCTCCTTATCCTGCAAAGTGAAATAGTTTGTTACGGTTATACGCATGTTCAACGTACAAGGTACGCTTGCCAAAGTGATAGGCGTTCATGCTGTCCAATGGCTGGTATTTAAACCATCCACGTGACGTTACCTTACGCTTACGGTACAAGCCCTTACACCCAAGGACATTGAAACGAAAACCTTTTGTGCCATCATTTAATGGCTTAGTTGCGAATATTACAAACATGTTTGTACTCCTTCTGCTTGTATGGTTGGTATTTTATCGGTCACAGATAGCCATGCCCGACTTGCTTTGTATACAGGTTCTTCTGTCTGCTTGTCAACAAAAGATGCATACTTGTATGGGTTATACGTTAAAGTGTCCAATGTTGGACGGTTTGTATAACGAAAGAATGTGGCATCACCACGCACAAAGGCATGGACATTCTTCCTGCCTTCACGCAGTACACGTTCACGCCCCGACTGATGCACTACAAACTCAGGGTTCTCAATGTGCACTTCGTCAGTGTGTAATAATACCCTGCCCGTCCTACACGAACGAACAGAGAATGTTTTCTTGTGTAGATTGAAGTATACTTCAACTCTCATCTGACTTACCTTTCAGTTTTGTTATCACAAATAAGTATACGTATATCTGAATGTATATACACCAGATAGTGAAGGTGTCCACACCTCTCACGTCATAGCCTACACTGTGCATGATTACAATAGTAATTAGCATAGCAAAGTAGCCAGCGAAAGGTGTGAACAATAGGTAGAGCATTAGCTTACTTTAGCAAGCTCTGCATCAATCTCTTTCAGCCATGTAGCTGCCTCTTTACGCTGCCGCATAAGGTTTGAGCGGTGCATGTTGTACTTGTTTTTGATTACGCCAAGTTCTTTCAAGACTTGAACACGATACTTGATGCGGTTAGGGTATTCATTTAAGGCTTCTGCCATTTCTTCCATAGTCATTTCGCCCCAAAGCTCACGGATAACTTCGTCAATTACCACGTAGTTGTAGGTATACTTACGTGCTTTGCTCATGTGGAACGTATGCTGTGCATACAATTCTGGGTGAGAAGTTTTTACTACGGGTGCATTTACGTTTGAGTTTGTCATTCTGTTAGCTCCTATGCTACTGATTTACGAAGGTTTAGTTTAGTTTGACGTGCAATTTTACGAGCACGTTTCCACTCATCACGAGCAGATTTCTGTCTGTCGCCAGACTGTCCAACATTGGACGGTTTTCGTTTAGTCATCTTGATAAAGTTTTGCATTTCGTATCGCATGTATTTTCTCCTTCATCATTCATCTTCTCAGCTAAGGCTTTGGCCTCACTTTCCTTTGAAATGTATGGTGCCCCCAGAGAGACTTGAACTCCCGACCTACTGATTACAAATCAGTTGCTCTACCAGCTGAGCTATAGGGGCAATCTTACGTTCACGTTTTTAATCGTCATTGCGTTTAGACTGTCCAACATTGGACGCTTTGGTTTTAGAAAACTTAATAAAGTTTCGCATCTCGTATCGCATGTATTTTCTCCTGTTGGCGGTTACGTTTTGCTTTGTTCCCCTTTTTAGGGGGAACTGTTTGTGGTGATTTACGTTCCTGTAACATAGCTTTAGCTACAGGATTGCGGTATGTGATAGTACGTTTCATACTAGTGCTCCGATAGGTGTACTACTACGGTACGGTT